TGTCAAGCAACGACCAGGAGGTCACGGTGCATGTGGACGTCGTGGCGTTTGACGTACCTAACATCAAGCCACCCAAGGACACCGGGTCAAACCAGGTGTCTACGAACATGGAGTACCTTGGTGAGCCGGTGATGCAGAACGGTGTCACGCGCCGCTTTCCAAAGAACTACTTCGAGCTAGACTACATCTACACAGGTAAGAACTCCGATATTCTGAACTTCGACCTGAAGATCCAGGACCTCCAGAACCTAATCGCTGCCAACACGAAGGTGTCTGAGGGGCACATTATCGCTGAGGCGCTGAAGGGACAGACTGACGTAGGTCAAGGCACTGACGCTGCCCAGGATCAGCTGCAGAAGGAAATCCTTAACGCGCGGCCGTATGACGTGCTGCTGCTTCCAAAGCTTACTCAGCTGGACGCCAAGGCGTTCTCTCAGCTTGCCACCATCCGCAGCCGTGAGCACGTCGATAAGATCACCACCATTCAGCAGCAGTACGCGCAGAACACGTCCGCCTTCTACGCCATCTCCCCCATTCAGGTGATCATGACGATCAAGGGCAACCCTGAGATCATGGCTAAGTTCAGCATTCCAAAGCCGCCTACGCATGTCAGCACCACCACGACCACCACCAGAGGGGTCTCAACGACCAATCTCAGTGAAAAGGACAAGTACAGGGCGCAGTTCGAACAGGAGATCCTGAAGAAGGGTGACATCACTGAGGGGTCATCGGCAGGAACCTTTGCCGTCAAGCGCCAGCTAGGCAGCGACAGCTACCTGTCCACCCCTGTTTTCTGCACCGTGAACATCATGGGACCGAACGTCGACTTCCTGACCAACGCCGCCATTGCAGGTCAGGACTTCGCCACCAAGGTGCTCTTTGACAACTTCTATGTCGTATTCAAGCTCACCAACATCATCGAGAACGGGGTGTTTACCCAGGAGCTGGAGCTTCATTCGTTCAACGTGTTTGGTGGCAACGCTCCTGTGAAACAGGAAGTTGACATCCGAAAGAAGCTAGCATGAACATTCCGCCTTTTGTTCACGGAATCGTCATTGATACCAGCGATCCTCAGCAGATGGGGCGCATCAAGGCGTGGTGTCCTGCGATCGATGGCGAGCACGATAGCTACCTGCTCGACAACCTACCGTGGATTACCTACGTCTCTCCCCTAGCGGGGCAGGTGCGTGACTACCCAACTGGGGCCAGCGGCGCGCCCTCACCTGGTACGCACTCATACGGTTTCTGGGCGATACCGAAGGTGGGAGCCACCGTCATCGTTGGCTTTCTATACGGCGACTTCAACCAGCGCTTCTACGTTGGCTGCTACTTTCCTGATCACGGCAACCGCTCGCTGCCACTCGGTCGTAACTCGCCAACCGGACCTGTCACTGACGTCGAGGAGCCAGTTCAGCCAACCACCAACAACCTGAAGGCGCAGTTTGGCGGCAAGCTGGATGTCTCTGAAGCTAAGACCCGCGGGGTCTATGAGCGACAGGTGGCGCAGGCGCTCACTGAGAAGGACGGCGCCGAGGGCTACCAGAAAGGGACTGTCGAGGCGGGGCTGGACCCGCAGACCTACTGCCTCACGACCCCAGGTCGCCACACGATCGTCATGCAGGACCACCCAACCACGGCACGCGTGCGCATTCGCACCGCTGAGGGAACTCAGATCATTCTCGACGACACCAATGAGCGCATCTACATCAGCACCGCTCAGGGGAAGAGCTGGATCGAGCTAGACCAGGACGGGCACGTGCATGTCTATGCCGCGGAGAGCCTCAGCTTCACCACCGCTGGGGACTTCAATGTCACCGCCAAGGGCAACGTCAGCCTTCACGCCGGCGGCAACCTTAACCTAGCCGCAGTTGGGCACGGGCGGCTGTCGGCCTGTAAGGACGTCTCGCTCGCGGCGGACGGTGCGGTAAATATCCAGAGCGGTGAAGGCATGAACCTCCTGGCGGCGGGCAACATTCTCCAGACCGGTAGAGAGATTCACCTGAACGGTCCAGGAGCTGCTAAGGCGCCGTGTGCCGACCGCCCCGCGGTCGTGCCGCAGCATGAACCTTGGTCGCGCCCGGCAACCAAGGGCAAGCGCGGCAAGAACTGGAAGGCATGAAGTGAAGCTAAGTGAGATCAAAGCAGAGGAGCCAGTCATCGTCACGATGATGAAGGTCCTGCTGCGCAAGGGGGTCCCGCTGTTCTTCCACAGCCCTATCACGAAGATGAGCGGAAATAAAAGCCCTGACCGCGTGGGCACCATGGTCGGGAAGATTACCTCCATCGAGCCAAGCCGAAACCACAAAGACGGCTTCGACACCCTCTACTTCGAGCAGCTTGAAGATGGCACCTTCAAGGGAAACGACGATGTCACCGCGATGACGCTGGCTGAGCTTGAAGACTCCAAGCTGGAGAAGCAGGCGGATGGCAGCTACGTCATCCATCTGCCAAACTATCACGACTTCCCGAAGGACAGCTAAGCCATGGCCGCTCAACCACTCAAGAAGGCCCTCTACCGTGGCTGGTCGACCGCCTACCACCTGGAGGACCCCTCCAAGGGCTTCATGACCGTGAACGTGCAGACCGTGAAGCGCGACCTACTGAATCACATTTGGACCATTCCAGGGGAGCGCGTCATGCAGCCCTCGTTTGGAACTCGCATCCCGCTCCTGGCCTTCGAACCGCTGGACCAGAACACCATCAAGGTCGTCGATGATGACCTGCGAATGGTCTTCGAGTACGATCCACGGGTGAAGCTGCTAGAGCTGGCGGTGCTGCCCCTGCCTGACAACAACGCCATCGTAGCCTACGCGGACCTGCTGTACCTGGAGCTCAACGTCACCGAGACGCTGAAACTTGAGTTCCCGCTAGGTTCCTAAGGTCCTAAATATCACCTAAGCAACCGGAACCCACATGGCGCTTCGCACCACCTACTCGGCTGAAACCTGGGAGAAGGTCTACCAGGCCTTCTCAGCGGTCAACTTCACGTCGTTTGACTTCGACACGGTCAAGCAGTCGCTGATCGACTACACTCGGACCTACTATCCGGAACAATTTAACGACTACATCCAGTCGTCGGAGTTCATCGCCCTGCTTGAGATCTTCTCGTACATCTGCGAGCAGCTGGCGTACCGGATCGACATGATCAGCCATGAGAACTTCATCACCACCTCTCAGCGCAAGCAGTCAATTCTCCGGTTGGCCAAGCTCATCTCCTACAAGGCCACCCGCAACGTCGCCATTCGCGGGCTGGTAAAGTGGACCTCCATCACCACCACCGAGCAGGTCACCGACAGCCGCGGCATCAACCTCTCCGGGCTGACGATCAACTGGAACGACCCGAACAACGTCAACTGGAAGGAGCAGTTCTTCCTGGTCATGAACCGAGTCCTCAACTCCCGGTTCGGTGAGCCACAGAAGACGTACCAGATCGGTGACGTCGTGATGGACCTCTACTCGCTGCGCAACCAGACGACGTCCTTCCCGGTCGGCGTGTACCCCTTCACCGTCAACACCGGCTCTGAGGTGCACCCAATGGAGGTGGCTCCTGCCGACCTCGATGAGAACGGTCCATTTGAGCGTGAACCTGATCCAGTGGCGGCGCTGTCCATCATCTACGCCAACGACGGCATCGGTGACGGCTCGGACTACACTGGCTTCCTGTCGCTCGTCAAGCAGGGCGTCCTGTCTCAGGTCGACTATGAGATCCCAGATCTCATGCCTAACCGCCGCATTGAGTTCGCTCCTAACAACATCAACCACACCGACGTGTGGGTGCAGCGCATCGACAACACCAACCGCATCATCGAGCGGTGGAGAGAGGTCGACAGCATCTCTGAGCAGAACCTGGTCTTCAATGAGATTCGGGATACCCGCAAGAAGTTTGAGGTCGACACGCTGGAAGGAGACCGCATCCAGGTGCTCTTTGGCGACGGGGACTTCAGTGACGTGCCGCAGGGCATCTTTCGCTTCTGGTTCCGTCAGTCAGCCGGGCGCAGCGTCGTGGTGCAGAAGAACCGCGTCGTCAATCAAGCGATGCCGTTCACCTACACCGGCTCCACTGGCAACACCGATACCTGCACCATTACCTTCAGCCTGACCAACACCCTGCAGAACGGGTCCGCCGCTGAGGACATCGAGCGGCTGCGTCGCTCGGCACCGGCGACGTACTACTCCCAGAACCGCATGGTCAACGGGCAGGACTACAACACCTTCATGCTGAAGGACCCGACCATCCTTCGGCTGGTCTCCATCAACCGCACCTTTGCAGGTCAGCCGAAGTACATCGACTGGAACGACGCCTCAGGGCAGTACGAGAACGTGAAGCTGTTCGGTGACGACCTCACCATGAACTACTCGCTGACGCTGGACTCGCAGACGACGTCGGTCAGCGGGCGAGCCCTTATCGACGACGTCATCGAGCCGCTGCTCAACACGAGCGGGCTGATCAACGCGATGCTGCACATCTCGGCGAGCGACCCGATAACGCAGGGCGTTGTGAGCCCACCACGGCGTAGGTTTGTTGAGGACAACCGAGGTGGACTCTACTTCGACCGCAACGACGACTTCGTCAGCCTCAACTCATCGGTCACCGCTGACGGGTCGCTGAAGGAGAAGACCGCCATTCAGGGCGTTATCGACCGGCACTACTACGGTGAGCCGCTGGAGATCGTGGTGCTGGACGACGGGTCCATTCTTGGGCGCATTCCAGACCCCGACCTCTTCCCCAAGGACGACGGTCGGCTCTACCAGGAAAACCTGCCGCGCACCATTGACGGCGTCAACAAGTACCCGCCAGGTGACATCGGTTCCGGGCTGCAGCTGCTCGGCGCGCAGGACTACTTCGGGCTGCGGTACAACCGCTTCACCCGCGGGATCGGTGATGGCACGCTGAGCTTCGTCACGACCCCAGTCGCCTCGACGCTGCCTGTCAGCCACATCACTACCAAGCCAGAGGTGTTCACCATCGAGGTGCAGGCGGACGGGCTGACGCTGTCAGTCAACAGCAACCTACGCGGAACATTCGTTACCGGCACCATTGGAGAGGACTACCTGCTTCAGCCTGAGGGAGTGACCACCGCGGTTCCCTTCTTCAGGGTGGTCACTGGCACCATTCCATTTGAGCCAGGCGACGCCTTCATCATCGACGTGCAGGGAAGCCAGCTCCCCTCTCCGCCTAACCCACTTGGTACTCCTAACCCAGCTGCAGGTCAGCTGTCCACGCGGATCTACCCTGACAGAACCTCCGCCGTATTCAACCTCAATGGCTGGTGGCAGGTGCTGCTGTCAAGCGAGCTGCCTGCCTACTCAGGCGGCATCGTAGAGAGCGAGAACTTCGACCAGAAGTTTACCACCGCTGAGCCATCTGATCCTCCAGCCCCGCCCGATCTAAACGCCCAGCACTCATGGCTCATCTTTGTGCGCACGATCCGCCAGCAGCCAACCAACGTCGTCATCGGCTACGAGGTCCATAGCCGCGACCTGCGCCTGGTAGTTGAAAGCCCGACCACCAACTTCTGGTACAACGACGTTGACCAGCTGATGGACAACGAGACAAAGAAGCGGGTCTACGACAACATCAAGATCCTTCGCTCCAACCTCGACTACACCGGCTCTCCACTTGGAAAGAGCCAGGTCTACGACGTTGTCGGCGCGGTAGCGGATGAGAACGGCGTGGTCAACTACCACCGCCTGGAGCTCGTGCCAACCGACCTGCTGAATGAAGATGAGAGCGGCAACCTCATTCCTGACCGCCTGCTGCAGTATGAGAACTTCGCTGGTGGCGGGACCAACACCCCGTCGTACGAGTACTTCATTGTTGGGGCGCCTGAGGCCATCCTTGTTGATCAGCAGCGGAGCGATGCCATCGCCGCCTTCGACGCCGCCGGAGATCCCGGCGCGCTGTCTGCCTACGACGCCGGTTCTGACACCTGGTACGGGCGCAACCTGTCGATGCCGACCTTCGGCGGTGACACCGGGCTGGACTTCATGTGGTCCCACTTCTCGCCCTTCACCAACATCATCGACCCGTCGGTCACCAACATCCACGACACCTACCTGATGACGCGTGGCTACTACGACAGCGTCATCAGCTACGTGCGCGGGCTGACGACCATCGCCCCATCACCACCTACCCCGCTGGACCTTCGCCTGTCCTATGGCTACCTGCTGGACAAGAAGATGCTGTCTGACACGGTGGTGCTGCACCCTGGCACCATTCGCCTGCTCTTCGGTCGACTCGCTGAGCCGCAGCTGCGTGCCAAGTTCAAGGTGGTGCGGCAGAAGGGCGCCTCCCTGACCAACGAGCGGATCAAGGAGGAGATTCTCAACGTCATCAACACCTTCTTCGACATCGACAACTGGGACTTCGGTGACACCTTCTACGCCACCGAGCTGATCACGCTCATCCACCAGCGGCTGCCCGCTGATGTCGCCTCGGTGGTCCTCGTACCGGTCTACAGCACCAACTCCTTTGGCTCGCTCTTCACCGTGGAGAGCGGCCATGATGAGATCCTCCAGTCAGCGGCTGAGCTGTCTGACATCGAGGTGGTGGAGGCCCTCACTCCGACAGTCATCAGGCAGTCAGCATGAAGGTGACAGAGCTGCTGTCCGAGGACGAGCTAGGGAATCTAGGTCAGACCCTTCTGCTCGCCAAGCACAACAAGATGTCACGCTCTGAGGCGGCGGCGCTTGCCAAGCGCCTTCAAGGCTGGCAGTTTCTGGTAAGCAACATGTTTACCCGTGCCAACCTTCGTTGGGCAGAGGACAAGAAGACCGGCACCCTGCGGTTCATCAGCTCGGAGATGCCAGGCTCGTGGCGCA